CCTATAAGGGATGGACCTTCTGCTACTTCTGTAAATGAAAAAACAAATGGTTCGCCAACAAAACGCATAGAAACAATACCTACATCAGTCCAAATAAGTATTTCTTGTCTTGTTCTAAGTGCTCCAATAATTTCAGAACCTGATGATAGTTGTACACCACCAGCTTGATTAGTTGCTGTAGGAGTCCAATCTACTGCACTTTCTCTATCAGAAAACCTTACCAGTAAAGGGTCTATAGTGCTTGAGCCTATAGGATTGCAACCAAATGCAATACAATGTTTATCTACATCAGAAGTCATTACTTGTATAACTGCTGTAGGAACATCACTTGCACCTGATTCTGCTGATAGTAATGTAGCTCTAGTGCTTAAACCATCTGATTCATCCCAAAAATATATTGGTCCACCTCTAGGTGCAGCAAGAGTATCATCACCAAAATTATCTATAGTCCATAATCTAAGTTGATTAGTTAAAGATAGATCGGCTTTTGATCCCCATGTTCCATTACCCCAAGGATTTACACCCCAACCAGTAGAACGAACATAAACATCTAGTCCTGAGTTAATTTGATATACACCATCTACCCCTGAACCACCATTACCTGTATCACTTGAGTTAGCAGTAACAGTATTACCATCACTATCTTTAGCAGTAAAAGTGTAAGTATCTGCAGTAGGAACAGAGTCAATTTGATATTCTTGATTTAAAACAGTAGCTGTAATTACTCCACCTAAACTAACAGCCTGTGCAAAAGTAACAAAATCTCCTTCAACTGCTCCATGTGCATCGTCAGTAGCTGTAATAGTAGATGATCCATCAGTTGCTGCAAATACAACACCATTAGTAGAAGTAGCTCTAATAGGATTTATATCGTAATAAACATCTCCATTAAGAACATATAGTTTTTGATGAGTGCCAAGTATTATAAACTGATCGCCATCAATAGCTTTATATGGATATAGTTTTCTACAAGTTCCAATAAAACTTCCATCAGTCAATTTATCCCAGCCACCTATGCGTTCAGGTTTACCTTTACGAAATCTTACTTTGTCAGCATCAAACCAACCATACTCATTACTATAGTTAGTACCTTCTTTATTAATTCCAGGTCTAAAAACATACTTGGCTAAAGGCATTACACTTCACTCCAATCTTCACCTTGAAATAAAAAAGCTTCTGCTTCTCTTCTTCTAACAAGACCTTCTAATACTTTGCCACCTGCTTTATTCCAACGCTTAATTTGATTAGGTACTTCTTCCCAATCTTTTTCATTAATTTTTTTTAACATTGTGCTGTTATTAAGATTAGTAGGACCTAAGTTATATGTCCATGCTACTAAAGCATCCAATTGATTTTGTTCTAGATCAACTTCTACTGCATCATTTACATATCCACCATACTCATGTAACTCTTCTTCAAGCCAAGCATCAGCTTGTTCTTGTGTGCAAGTATCACCAGCTTGTACATTTTTAGTTCTTCCATAAGCTATCGTTAAAACATCAACAGCATCGTAATATGCTTCTAACTTACAGCCTTCAAATTTTTTAATTAATGATATGCCTTCATTTGATATGTTCATTTATTCCCCTGCGGTGTAGTAACTTTTCTATAATAAACTACAACTTCTTGTAACTCACTGATATAGCGTTTTAATTCTTGTGTGTTGTATGCCATCAATTCATAGTCAGGTACTGACATTGCAAGAAATACAACATTACCACTATCTTTTTCTATTCGTGCAAGAAACTCATCTAAATTTTTATTTGAAACAACATACCAATAAGGATCGTTTAAAGATATTTCACGAGGCATTACTGGTTGTGCTATAGATCGCTCTATAGGTTTAGAAATAATTTCTACTTGCTGTCTACTCGGAAACAGACTGCAACTGGAGATTATCGTCAAGACCATCAATAGTCCTGCTAACTTCTTCGATGCTATCAAATACTTTTTTTGTTCCATTGTTTACCCTTGTTTCAATTAAATTAGGTTTAGCAATAGCTAATTTAGTTAAATTGTGTCTTTTAAATATATCAAGATAACGAGTCATTTCTAATTCTATTTCGTTATTTCTTTTTTGTATTTCTAATAAACCTTCTGATTGCGTTTTAAAATCTTCTTGCAAAGTTTTAATAGCTTCTTTTTGTTCTTGATCTCTTAGCTCAAATGCTTGATTAAGTTCTGCTAGTCTAGAGTTTTCATTCCAAAGAAAAAAAGTAAACAAACCTAATATTGCAAGTACACCTAATAAAATTCTACTCATTTTTATTAAACTCTCCCATGCACTCTGTCCATAACTCTGTATTTATTAAATGTTTGCAAACTTCATATTGATTACGCCATTGCTCAGGATCATAAGCATTAGACCATTCTTTTTTGGGCATAGGTACTGTACAACTTGTAAGTACAATAATGCCTAATAAATAACGCATTATCCGTTTAATGGATTATCGTCTTTATTTTCTAATTTACTTAAATCTTTTTCTAAACTTTGTAAATCAGCTTTAATGGTAGCAATATCTGTTTTAATTTCAGTTACATCAGGAACAGAAATTCCATCTATTTCTTTTTCTAAAAACTGAACAGATGTTTCTATAGATGCAAAGCGTTCTTCAATAACTTTCATTTCGCTTTCTGTTTCACCTAATCCACCAATTTTAGCTTCTAAGTTAGCTATGCGATTAACATAGGTTGCTCCACTATAGCCAAAGCCTGCAAGCGTTGTAACTATTGTTGCTAAAGCTATAAGTTGTCCTGTTTTGCTTTGAAACCAATCCATAATTATCTCCACATATTAGGTTGATCATTTATCATTTGACCTAAACCTTTTAAATTATCATTTACCAGTCCATAAAAAGCACTAGTATTATCATCTAGTGTAGCAGAAGTATATATATCAGAGCTACTGTACCAGTCTTGAGCATCAGGTACGCTAACTTGTGTATAGTTATTAAAAGCAGGTACATAACCTATTAATGCTATTAGTTTGGATTCATCACCATACTTACCTGTTTCTTGTTGTTGTTCTTCTATTTCTTCTTGCTGTGCTTCTATATTTGCTGCAATAATTTTATCTGCTATTTGATCTGCTTCTGAAGCAGTCATTACTCCTGAAGATGCTGTATCAATTTCACCTTGCACATTCTGCACTTGAACATCAGCTATAACCATAGATGCAGAATTATCAAAAGTAGGCAATGGTGTTATAGACATAGACATACTATTAGAACCACCTACATCACTTTGCATAGACAATACTTGATTTGTTTGTTGTGTTGCACTTGCAAACTGATCTGATGCACTAGGACTACTAGAAGTGCTTATACCACCACTAGATGCTGTCGTGCTTCCTGTGGTTACATTATTACTAGAAGTGTTATTAGATGAATTATTTGTTTGAGAGCCACCAGAGGCTTGTGAGTAGCTGTTAGCTGCTGTTTGTACCCCTGCTCTAACTACATTAAGTGCTGTAACCATTAATTTATTTTTGCCTGTAGGTTCATCAGATTCTACTGCTGCAAACTCTTCTTCAATTTCTTCTATAGATTCTTCTCTAATTTCTTCTTCTCTTTCTGCAATTCTTTCTTCTTCCATAATTTCTTGCATTTCTTCTATTTCTTCAAATATTTCTTCTACAGCTTCTTCTTCAAATATTTCTTCTATAAATTCTTCTTCTGGTTCATCAAGATCAGCAAGTTCTTCTTCAATTCTTTCTTCAAAATGTTCATTAGTTTCTTCATCAAACCATTCTTCTAGCTCTTCTATACTATTAAATTCTATAAATGTTTCAGGTTCACTGTAATCTTCTACTAAAAATGTTTCTTGAAATATAAATTCATCTAATAAAATGTCGTCTTGATGATGAAAAGGCTCGTCATGGTGCAATATAAAATTATCTATAAATGGTAAAGGTTCAGGTTCAAAGAAAATAATAAGTTCATCTGCAAATGGTTCTTCAAAATATTCGTTAGGGTTATCTCCAAACTCTTCAAAAGGTTCAAACATTTCTTCTTCAAAATTTCTC